CGCGCGCGTCCGCAAGTAAACTCCAAAGGAGACCACCATGCCCACTACGTTTACCGAGGGCCGGCACCCGGCAGAATTCATCCTGACCGAGGCGAACGGTCAGCGCTCGCGCGATAATGTCACGGTCGGCGCTAGCCAAACGATCGTGCCCGGCACCGTGCTCGGCAAGGTCTCGGCCGACGGCTCCTATCTCGGCTTCACGACCGGCGCTGCCGACGGTTCGCAGAACGCGGCGGCGATTGCGATCTATGGCGTGACCACTGGTGCGGGCGAGACCGCGAAAATCGCGGCCATCACCCGCGACGCCGAGGTCAACGGCAACATCTTGACGTGGCCGGCCGGCATCACCGCTCCGCAAAAGGCGGCAGCCATCGCGGCGCTCGCGGCGAGCGGCATCATCGTCCGCTAACGCGCGGGCAAAACCTACCCCTCCCTTACACCACTGTCCTCAACAACCACGGCGGCTTGCTGTCGGGGATCGGTGGCCTTTTGTCTGAAAGGAACCCGGCAATGCCTATGCTCGATGTTTTCAACAGCGATGCATTCAGCGTGGTCTCGCTGACCGACGCCATCAACAAGCTGAAATTCGTGCCAGGCTATCTCGGCACGCGCGGCTTGTTTTCCGAGAGCGGCGTGACCACCACCGCCATTGCGATTGAGAGCAAGAACAACGTTCTGTCTCTCGTGCCGCCAACGCCGCGCGGCGGTCCCGGCATCACGTTGGACAAGGGCAAGCGCTCGATGCTGTCCATCAATGTGCCGCACTTTGAAGTGAACGACGCGGTTTATGCCGAGGAAGTGCAGAACATCCGCCCGTTCGGTCAGGAGACCGGCGAGGATAGCGTGATGCGGCTGGTCGGCGAGCGCATGCAGGTCGATGGGCAATCGCACGAGGCGACGATCGAGTATTCCCGGATCGGCGCGGTCAAGGGCGTGGTCACCTATGCTGATGGATCGGCGCTGAATCTCTACACCACGTTCAACGTCGCGCAGCCGGCGGAAATTGGCTTCGATCTTTCCAACGCCAACCCGACCGACGGCATTCTGCGCAAGACGTGCGCGGGCGTGACGCGCCAAGTGGCCGCGCTGCTCGATGGAACGCCATTCACCGGCCTCGAAGCGCTTTGCGGCGACGCCTTCTATGACGCGCTGATCATGCACAAGGAAGTTCGCGACACTTACAAGAACTACCAGGCGGCAGCCGAACTGCGCTCTGGCTACGTTGATAGCTCGGGCCAGACGTTCGGCTCATTCCCGTTCGGCGGCATCTTGTGGACCAACTATCGCGGTCAGGTCGGCGCGCAGGCATTTATCGATCCCGACAAGTGCCACATCTATCCGACCGGCGTCCCGGGCCTGTTCAGGACCTATTTCGCGCCGGCCGACTACATGGAGACCGTCAACACGCTCGGGCAGTCGCGCTACGCCAAGCAATACGCGATGCCGAACGACAAAGGCATCAATCTCGACGTTCAGACCAACAACCTCAATATCTGCACGCGGCCGGGCGTGCTGATCCAAGGTCGGCGGACTGCGTAACGGGTTGGGGGCGAGCCCATGGATTTTTCCGCGCTCGTCCTCGCGCCGGCAATGAATGCGTTCGCGCGGGTTTGCACCTTCTATCCGCGCGTGAGCCAGCCCGGCACGGTCACGGCCGAATTCCCGAACGGGGCGCCCTATCTCGGTCGCGGCGTCTACTCGTCGCGCCCGATCGACGTGCAAATGCAGGACGGCACGATCTTTTCCGATCAGGAAAGCACGCTTGGCATCCGCCTCGTGGAGTTTCCGATCCCGCCGGACATCGGCGACCGGATCAAGGTCGATGGGGTCGACGGGCTCTATTGGATCGGCGATGTCGACACCGACGGCCAGGGCGGCGCCGTGATCCTGTTGCGCAACACAGCACCGCAGGAAGCGCCGTGAGCACTTACGCGATCGAGATTGCGGACAAGGCGCTCGCCGTGCTGCAAGCGACGCCGTTCGATCCCATATTCAAGACATTCAAGCGGACGCCGATGCGGCAAGTCGCGCCGACCGATCTTCCATTGCTCGGCGTCTATATCTTGCGCGAGATGCGCTCACCGGATGGCGACGCGAACGCGGGCGAGCCGCGATTTTTTCACCGCTTGCATCTCGGGATCGCGGGCGCAGTCAGCGCGGCCGACGACGGAGCGCAATTCGCGACCCTCGAAAGCATGATGGCGCAAATCGACGACCGGCTGCTCACCAGTCCCGCCTTTATCAACATGGTCGAAGGCATCGAGCAGATGGACCGCCGATCGCAATACGCGATCATGGGCGAAACGCCGCTCGCGGAAATCCAGATCGAAATGATCGTGACGTTCCGCACCTATTGGCCGCCGGTCATTCCCGACGATTACCGCACCCTGCACTTCGAGACCCGTTACCCGTCGAAGGACACCGATCCGGCGCGGGTGCAACAGGTCGTCGAGCAATACGACGTGAACCAAAACTGAAAGGACGGACGCCATGGGTCAAATGGTCAAGGTCAAGATGGTTGGCAGCAAGATGATCCATCACCCAGTCGCGGGAACGCGCACCGTCTGGCCGCTCGATCAATTCACGCTGCGCCGGATCGCTGACAAGGACATCGAAATCCAGATGGTCGAGGAGAACGCGAAGGAGGGTGACGAGCCGAAGCGCGCCGCGCCGAAAGAGCAGGCCGACAGGTAACCGCGCGGCTGCGCGCGCTCATAGACCGAAGGAGCAACCACAATGATCTCGTTCAACAGCATCCCGCAAAACTGGAAGATGCCGCTCTATTGGGTCGAAGTCGATCCGTCGAAGGCGGGATCGCTGACCCTGCGCCAGCCGGCGCTGCTTTTCGGCTACAAACTCGCAGCCGGCGCGGCGGCCTCGAACGTCCCGGTGCCGGTCGGATCGGTCTCAGAGGCGCAACAGCTTGCGGGCCTCGGCTCGATGCTCGATGCGATGACGCAAATCTTCTTTAAGAACAGCGCGTCGCAAGAATTGTGGGTGGTGCCGCTGGACGAACCGTCGGCGGGCGTGGCGGCAACCGGCACGATCACGGTGGCGACGCCGCCGACGCAAGCCGGCACGGTCTATGTCTACGTCGCCGGCCGGCGCGTCGCGGTGCCGATCTCGGCAAGCGATACGGTGACGACGGTGGCGGCCTCGATCGTCGCGGCCATCGGCGCCGATCCCTCCATGGAAGTCACCGCCAGCAATGCGGCGGGCGTGGTGACGCTGACCGCGCGGCACAAGGGCGTGGACGGAAACGATATCGATTTCCGGGTCAACTATGGCGGTTCGCTCGCGGCCGAGGAAATGCCGGCGGGCCTGACCTTTACGCTCGCCAATGGCGGCAAGCTGACCGGCGGCACCGGCACGCCTGACCTTTCCGCCGCCATCGCCGCGCTCGGCGACGAGAATTACGAATATGTCGCGTTCTCGTTCACGGACAGCACGTCGCTAGTCGCGATCGAGACCGAGTACGGTTTCGGCGACAGCGGGCGCTGGGGCTGGATGCGCGAACTGTTCGGTCACGTCTTTTCGGCGCGGCGCGGCAGCTACTCGTCGCTGCTGACGTGGGGCCCGAACAACAATGCCGGGGTGGTCTCGGTCATGGCGATGGAAACCAACATGCCGTCGCCGCAATGGCATGTTGCGGCGGCCTATACCGCGAAGGCCGGCCGCGCGCTGATCAACGATCCGGCGCGCCCGCTGCAAACGCTCTCGCTTGACGGCATTCTGCCGGCGCCGAAGAACGAGCGGTTCCTGCTCACCGAATTGAACAACCTGGCGGGCGTGGGTCTCGCAACGCAAGGCGTCGGCGCCGACGGCGTGCCGATGATCAAGCGGGAGAGCACGACCTATCAGAAGAACCTCTATAACCAAGGCGACGACGCTTACGAATTGGTGACGACGCTCGCGACGCTCGCGGCCGTGCTGCGCCGGCAGAAAGCGGCGATCACCAGCAAATTCCCGCGCCACAAGCTGGCCGACGACGGCACGCGGTTCGGCCCCGGTCAGGCGATTGTCACGCCGAAAATCGTCAAGGCCGAATTGGTCGCGCAGTATCGGCTCGACGAGTGGAACGGGCTGGTCGAGAACGCCAAGGCGTTCAAGGCGAATTTGATCGTCGAACGGGACAGCAACAATCCGAACCGGCTCAACGTGCTGTATCCGCCGGACCTCATCAACCAACTGCGCATGTTCGCCACGCTCGCGCAATTCCGCCTGCAATACGATCGCGGGGTGGATACCGCCGTCGCGTAGCCGATCGGCAGGCAACCGATCATCTCAAGCCCGCCGCTGCCAGCGCGCGGGCTTTTTCATTCCATGAAGGAGCACAGACATGGGCGTCGCAGTCGCGGGCACCGCTTACCTCCAGGTCGACGGCAATCAATACCCGCTCAAGGGCGCGTTCACCGTGTCGCCGTCGGCGGTCGAACGCGCCGGCATCGCCGGCCAAGACTACGTGCACGGTTTTAGCGAATTGCCGCGCGTGCCTTTCATCGAGGGCGATATCTCGTCTCGGCCGGAAATCTCCCTTGAGGACATGGAATTGATCATCAACGCCACCGTCACGGCGGAATTGATCAACGGCAAGGTCTACGTGCTGCGGAATGCGTGGTGCAAATCGGCCATCGAGTTGAATACGCACGATGGCCAATTCCGGGCGCGGTTTGAAGGCGAGGCATGTGACGAGATCAGCTAAGCCAACCCAAGAGGCGGCAAATATGATTGAAGCGGCAAAGAACGGCGCTACGCAGGCGGCGCCGACACCCACCAACATCGTGGTTCTCTCTGAGCCGGTGCAATTCGGCGAGGAGAAGATCACGCAAATGGAATACCGCAAGCCGACGGGCGCTGACATTATCGAATGCGGGCACCCGCTCAAGATCAACTGGAACGGCGACGTTCCCGTCACCTTCGACGAGAAAAAGATGGCGGCGATGATGTGCGCGCTCTATCGCCACCCGCCGAGCGTGATCGCGAAATTGTCGCCGCAGGATTGGAGCACGGCGGCTTGGGCAATCGCCGGTTTTTTTATGCCGGACCTGACGAAGATTTAGTCCTCCATTGCTACCGGCTCGCGAAGTTCTACGGGCGGCACCCGCGCGAATTCCTCGGACTGACCGTGGAGGAGATCGGCCAGCACATGTTCTGGACCGAGCGGCTGGCTGAGACAATGAGCGGCAAGCAAACGGAATAACCGCGATGGCCGAGGAAGATGTCTTACGGATGCGGGCGACCCTGCGCGACCAAGCGTCGCCAGGATTGGCCCAACTCCGCAAGCAACTCGCCACCGTCGGTCAAGGCGTCGACACCTCGAAGGTCCGGAAAGAATTCGCCGACCTTCAAAGGCATGTCACGCACGTCACCGGCTCGCTGACCGGCACCAGCGGCCTGCTCAACGCCTTCGGGCAATTCCGGGGTGCGGGCGGCGGCATAGTCGTCGGGCTCGCGGCAATCGGCGCGGCCTTCTACGGCATGGGCCGGCAACTGCAAGAGTTCGCCGACAAGACCGCCGACCTGAAATTCGCCGCCCGGGACATGGGCGTCTCGGTGCAGGAGTTGAAGGCGTTTCAGCGCGCCGCGCGCGAGGTCCGGATCGATCCGAGCGCTGCGCTCTCGGCGATGCAGACGTTCACGAGGAACGCCGAGGATTTCCGGCTCCGGATCGGTGGCGTCCGCGAGGAACTGTACAAGCTCGGCGCGGGCGATGTCGTCGAGGCGATCGGGCGTGCGAAAACCCCGATGGATGCGCTGCGCCTTGCCTTTGAGCGCATGCAGCAAATCCAGCAGCGCGATCCGGCCGCTGCGCGCCGCTTGGCCGAGAGCATGTTCGGCACCGCCGCCGCCGCGCGGATGTCATGGCAGGAAATCCAGCGGCTCAATCAGCAATACGTCGCGACTGGCCGCTATAGCGCCGAGGCTATCGCGCAGAGCGAGGCGTTCCGGCAGCAGTGGGAAAAATTCGACGACACGCTGACGAAACTGAAAGAGCGCACGCTGACGCCGCTGTTCCCGGCATTCACGCGCGGCCTCGAAGCCATCAATACCCTGATCGATAAGACCAAGACCGGCGTCGAGTGGATCGAGCAGCATCTTGGTAGCGGCGCCGAGCGCGCACCGAATTACAATCCGCGCGCTGGCGGGCAACAGCGAGGCCGCGAAGAACGGCGCAAATGGTGGCAGGAGTTCTGGAAAGGGTCGGGCGCCGCCCGCCTCGGCGGCGGCCATCCGAACCTGCCGTCCAAGGAGGGTGACGACCTCAAGAGACAGGCCGGCGACTTGGCCGAGAACTTCAAGAAGATGAATTTCGAGCTATCGCGGCCGGGCGCGGGCGGCGGTGGCGGCGGGATCATCAACGCGAGTTTCGGCGGCGGCGGATTTGCCGCGCGCGGCGGTGGTGGCTTTCGCGGGTTCGGCAGCGCCGAGTTTCCGAAGCTCGGGCCGTTCGGTCCCGGCGGTCCCACTGGCGGCGGCGCGGTACCGCGCAGCTTCAACAATCCGCAAGGCGGCACGAGCGCGAGCGGCGCAAATCCGCTGACCTCGCCGCAGAGCGATGCCGTGGCCGGGCCGCGCTCCGAAGGCGGCATGTATAACTGGTTCCAGCGGCTCGGGCGCGATCGGCCGTTTGCTCGCAACGAACTGCAAACGATCGAGACGCCGTTCGGCAAGGCGCTCGTCCATCCCGACGCAGCGGCAGACTTCTCCGGCTTCTATGGCGACCTCGGCAAAGCCGGCGCGCCGATCAAGCGGCTCGGCTCGTACAATCCGCGCCCGAAGCGCTGGGGCGGCGGCTGGTCATCGCATGCGATGGGTGCGGCGACCGACATCGACGATCAACAGTTCTTCTCTCCCGCGATGCAGCGGTGGTTGGCCGCCAATCCGGAGAAGTGGAAAGAGATCAAGGAGCGCTGGAATATCGGCCAGCCGTTACCGGCAAAGGACCCGGCGCACCTCGAATGGCGCGGACCACATGGCAGCAAATTCGCCGATGGCGGCGGCAGTCGCTTTGGTGCGAACGGCACGCCGAGCGCCGAGGGCACCGGAAAGTCGGTGAAAGGGTCATGGTTCGGTAGCGGCCCCGGCTGGCATGATCCGTCGGAGCCGGCGGGCAAGCTGACCGCATCGGGTGAGCCGCTCTCGGTGCCCGGGATCGCGCTGCCGTCGCGCAGCACCCTCGGCCAGATGTTCGAGGTGACGATCCCGGACGGTCGCAAATTCACATTGCCGCAAACCGACCTCGGGCCGGCGGCGCGCACCCGGCGCGGGATCGACATCAACTCCGCTGCGGCGACGCAGATGGGGTACTCAGCCAAGACGTTCCCGACGGATGCGCGGTTCTCGTATCGGCGCATTGACGAGGCGCTGGCGAAAGGCGCGGGAGGGGGCAAGGCCGAGGGCACCGTCAACGTCAATGTGCATGCGCCGGGCGGGACCAAGGTCGACGCGCAGAGCGACGGCCTTTTCCAGAGCACCCGCATCCAGCGCTACCGGCAGATGGGCGAGACCGGGCTTGATGGTGGCGCGCAATGACCGCGATCCGCGACATTCATAACCCGTGGCGCGATCGGTATCAGACTGCGACCTTTCGCGGCGCCATGTTTCATGTCGAGACCGATCACCGCCAAGGCGGGCGGCGGACGGTGGTGCGCGAGTATCCGAAGCGGAATTTGCCTTATGCCGAGGACATGGGGCGGTCCGCCATTCGCTTCACGGTGCAAGGCTATCTGATCGGGCCGGATTATCTCGATCGCAAGGACGCGCTGATCACCGCGTTAGAACAGGACGGCCCGGGCACGCTCCGCTTGCCGCTGCCGTATCAGGGACAGGACATGGAGGTGATGGTG